GCCTTTTACTTATAGGGTTGGCGACTTTCTTAATTGGGTTTACTCAATAATCTTAGAACCAATTCAAGATGTTGGTGATAGATGGTGGAAATTCTTTTCTTTTTATGATAACATATTAATCCATAATGCTCAGACCATTTATCTAGAGAAATATCTAAATGACTTATTTGATGATGACAATAGAGGCATCTACATAGAGAATCAATACAGCGAAGCAGCGTATTTTTTTAATGACGATGAAGCATTCAACGAGCCTTATCTTTATAACGAGTCAGAGGGTGAGGATGGACTCTATATATTCAATGATGGAGAGGGTGCGAGCGATTCTAATTTCATTGTCTACGTGCCGACAAGTGCAGGACTAATTACAGATACAGACTTTTTAAATCAGATAACAGCGGAAGTAAATAGATATGTTTTTGCTGGATTAAAATTTCAAATAATAAATTATTAAAATATATGGATGAGTTAATTAATTTAGATCAAAATGGTGGTTTCCCTATTAAGTCAGATGACCTTAGACTACTCTTTGGAACTGATGAGTTTGATGCTGGTGTTTACAATGCTTTTAATAGCTTGCTTTCAGCATTCGGAGATAATTACATAGTCTCAGGATGCGAGTACAATAGTGGCACTGGCTTAATTGCTGAGGGGTTTGTATTTTTAGGTGGTGAATTACTAAAAGTTGATGAGCATCCAAAGACAGGAGATTATTTTCTGAAAGTTACTTCTGAACAAACAGCTCGAACTTTTAAGAATGGCAGTAACTACAATGTGCATCGAGAGAATAGAGCAAAAGCTATTTCTAGTGGTGGGGTTTTAAAGTATAATGGAGAAACATTAAAAGATATTACAATTGGACCTTATTTAGACTCTTCTCTAAATAAGGTAGATAAAACAATAAAAAAGAGTGTTTTTGAGATTGGACCATGGGATATGGACACAGATGGTTCTTTAATTTTATCAACAGGAGATATTCCTTTTTCTTCTATTGTTATGATTGGCGGAGTTATAACAAATGACGCGCAAACTTCAATTTTCCCTTTTCCTAATGGATCACCATCTGAAGACCCAAATATAAGCTTACTTATACAGGAGGCAAACACTGACTCTTTTACTGGTAACAATGTAATTTTATTAGGTAGGTTATCTGGAACGTTTTTTGATAGTTCTTTGTATAGTGATGATACCATTAATAGAGGATATTTAGTCGTAGAATATGTTGTATAATAGCATAAAACATATAAAAAACGCCTCAGATAACGACACTTTCACAGATGACGATAGGGATGCCATAATAGCATCTATCTATGCTGGTAGTATTAGCGTGTATAACTTACCGACTAATCTATATAACTACATATCTAAGAAATTAGATAAGATAGTGTTAAATGCGTTTGGATTGAAAATTAAGCCATCGCTTGAAAATCCAGACTTTGAGACTATAAAAATGCTTAGGCGTAATGTTTACGAATTTTCGGCCGCTAAAGAGTTTCACCAAGTGAAAGACATTCAAAGCATATTATTTGATGAAAGAGGATTTAAAAAGAATTTCTCAGCGGTAAAAAAACAAGCTACTGATATATTTGACAATTACAATAAAAACTATCTAAAAACAGAATCCCAAACAGCAAGAAAACAGGCGAGAATGGCTCAGAAATGGCAAAGGATTCAAGATAATAAAGACTTATTCCCATACCTCCAGTACAGAACGATAGGGGATGGCAGGGTAAGAGATGAACATGCTGTTTTGGATAATGTTATCAAAAGGGCGGATGATGCTTTTTGGCAAAATTACTATCCTTCTAATGGTTGGAATTGCAGATGCACAGTCATACAACTGCGAAGTGGAGAGGTTACAGATGATAGTAAGATAGACTATGCCAATTCTAATGTTGATGATTTATTCAAGTCAAATGCAGGTGTTAAAGGAGACATTTTCAATAAAGATAAGCACCCGTATTTCGAGGTCGACGAAAGATTTAAAACTTTAAAGTCTAAAAACTTTGGACTTCCAATCCCAAAAGACTTACAATGAAAGCAATAAAACAAATAGGAAGGTTTAAGTTCTCTGTTAAAAAAATGCAAGCAGCAAAAAGGCGCATTCCTAGAATAGTAGGAAATGAGGCGGTTAATCATTTTGAGGAGGGATTCAGACAAGGAGGAGGACAGACAGATGCAAGTATTGGAGGTTGGAAAAGAAGAAAAGACCCTGATGAGGGAGAGCCATATTAGTTGATGAAGGAGATTTAAGGGATTCAATTAAAGTAATAGGTAAGCCTGACTTTAGAAATATAACGGTTGGAACTAAAGGAATAAAATACGCTAGAAGGCATAACGAAGGACTTAAAGGAATGCCACAAAGGGAATTTATAGGAGATTCAAAAGAATTGAATAAAAAGATACTGAAAACAATAAAATTAGAAACTAAAAGAGCATTCAGATGAGCGCACTACTTGATTTATACAAAGGAATAGAGGGTCAGTTACTTGAGATAGATTCAATATATACAGTAAGATTCTACAACTCACAGCCTGAGAATGAAGATATAGAATCTTCATACATGCGCCCAGCCTGTTTTATTGAATTTACAGATATTGAATGGGATGCAGATTTGCAGGCTAAAAGTAGATATGGCAATCAAGAGAAAGCAAGTCTAAGTGTAAATATTTACGTTGAGTATGAGAGCCTTGCAGATGAAACAACGACATTCGAGGAGCTTGATGCTATCTTAATTGAGATTAGGAATAAGCTACTTATGTATCAGACAAAGACCTGCGCACCACTTAGAAGAATAGCTGAAACACCGGATATCAATCATAATAATAAGATAGTATGGATAATGACATTTAATACAATGATACAAGAGAGTGGGAACGAATTAGAGAAGCGCTCTGTAACATTAACTCCAAACATATCCAAAAATATAGATATTGACAACACGATAATCAGGACAGGCGATGGCATATAAGAATGAAAAAAGACTGCATCAAAGAGCCGATTATATAAAATCAAGAGTTGCCAAAGTCAACAATAAAACTGCTGAGATAAAGAGATTATCTGAGGAACTGTTCCTCTCTGAGCGGACTATAAGACTAGACCTATCTAAATAATTTGCAACTATTACAATAGCATTTCATATCTAAGTTATTCTATATATACATATAACTATATTTGTATATATGGAAAAAGTCAAATACATACGTAACATAAGCGAGGAGACTAAGCAAGCTGACATCTACTTATATGAAAGTATTGGAGATGATGGAATTACAGGTAAAGAATTTAGGGAAGAGTTCAATTTCCTAGAGAGTCTTAATATAGACCGCATTAATGTACGTATCAATTCTATGGGTGGAAGTGTATCTGATGCGTCAACTATATTTATGACAATCCTTAACAGCAAAAAAGAAGTATATACGTACAATGATTTTTTCGCCTTGTCCTCAGCTGGTTGGATTCTTCTAGCAGGAGATAAAATTCACATGACAGACGTTGGTCAATTTATGATACACAACCCATCGGGAGGAAGTTCTAAAGCGCTTGGAGCAGTTAGAGAGTCACTAATTAAAGTCTTCAACAAGCGTACAGGAATGGACGAAAATAAACTATCTGAGATGATGGAGGATGAAACTTGGATAAATTCCGAAGACTGCAAGAACAAATATAATTTCATCGATGAAATTATAGATACTTCACGAGTTTTACAGAAAGTAGGAAACTCAATGCCTGCTGAGATATTTAATAAATTTTTAATAAAAAAGGAAAAAATGAAAGATTTAGCCAATAAACTAAAATTAAATGATGACGCTAAAGAGGTCGATTTCATTACTAAAGTAGAAGAGCTTGAGAATGAAGCTAAGGCAAACTTAGATAAAATCGAAGAGCTTGAGAAAACTAACAATGAAATTGATGAAGCATTAAATGCTAAAAACTCTGAACTAGATGAAACAGCAAACAAAATCGAAGAGCTTGAAAACAAGATTGAAGAGTTAAAAGAAGCTGAGAAAGGAAATCGCATTAAAGTTGTAAATAGTATCATTGATGATGCTGTTGAAGCTGGTAAAATCAAAAAAGATTCTAAAAAAGAATTGTCTGAACGATTTACTAACGATGTTGAAGGTCTTGAAGCGGTAATTAATTCTTTAAATGCTTTCCAGCCTGCAAAGATAATAAACGAACTTGAAGGCGATGAAGGTAAGACTGATGGCAAAGAATCTTGGAATATGAGAGATTGGGAGAAAAAAGACC